ATTAAGAAGCGGTAGAGAATATAACTACATTGACCCTTTAAAGAAACAAGAAATATTAAGAAAAAAAAAAGAAATATTAAATAAATTTGTTGAATACAATGTAATATCATTTAATATGTTTGAAATTCTAAAACGATGCTGTATAATGGAAGATTATGTTTTATTAATTGTTGTTTTAAATCGTATTAAAACTCAACACAAATATTTATCAGCAAAACAAGGTTATCAGCTTATGAGAAATTATGGAAAAAATTCATTTACAAAAGCAAGATATATACTTCCGTATATTTTAGATCAATGGAATATTATAGAAAGTAATGGATTTAGTAAAACGGAGGTCATATGTTATTTTAAAGAATTAAATATAGATAATATTACTAGAAATAATGTTACCGAAACTATAATTAAGTATTATGGTTCTAGGAATGTAGATACTAGAAGTTATGGTTATTATGCAACATCGCAACATTATTCTAAAAGTGGATATGAATGTTTATAAGTTAAAATATAGAAAATAAAATATATAATAAAATTATTTAAAGATAGTTTTATTATTTTTTTATGCGGAATTGGTCTAGTTGGTTAGGACGCTCGCTTTACACGCGAGAGATCACCGGTTCGATCCCGGTATTTCGTATATGCCGTCATAGCTCAGTGGTAGAGCGGGACTTTAGTAAGGTTCAGGTCATGGGTTCAAATCCCATTGATGGCTTATATATTCCTTTAAGCACCATTGATGTAGTGGTAACATCGTTCGCTTCCAACGAATGTCCCCGGGTTCGATTCCCGGATGGCGCAATATTATTATTTATATAACAATTATATATATAATGAATACAAATAATGAAATGCCGGCTACTTTAGATGAATGGCCAGAAGATTTTAAAGAAATCAGAGCAAATATTATATTTAAAACTGAAATGATATTATTACATACTTGGTTTAAAGATTTAAATAAATTAATTATTTTTCTTAAAAATAATATTGATAAGATTGACAATTCTTTTCATGAGTTTTTCTCTAATACTCAAATTCCAGAAGTAAGACCCGTGCCTATTAGATTATGGGCAGATACTCTTGGTTATATGGATACTAATTTATTTTTCGATAATCTTCCTAATGAACCCCATCATTATGATAAAATAAGTAAATATAAAGATTTTATTGAAAAAATTATAATATTTATAAATAAACATACAAATATTAAAAGAATTTTAGATGATATTTGGGGAAGAGCCATTGATAGTGCAGCAGACCCTTTAGACTTATTTAGAAAATATATAGATGGATTACTTGTTTTTGCAACACTTTCAAATAATAAACAACATTTCATAATAATTAAAGAAAAATTAGAAGAACAATATGCTAAAAAAAAAAATAGAAAAATTAAAAGAAAAATAATTGAACAACAAAACCAGTTTGAAAAAACTGTAGAAATGATAGAAGAAGTTCTTAATTTAACTACTGAAACATATAAAAATAACTATAAATTTCAAAATGAAATAGCATTTATAACAATGCTTGGAAAAAGATTAGATTTAGATGAAGATGGATTAGTAGATTTTTTGATAAAAGTAAATAAAGGAGATAAAACTGTGTTGAATATACGAAATTCAATGAAAAAAGAATTTGATATAAAATCTCTAATAGGAATAACAAATCTCATAAGAATGAAAAATCAAAGAATATGGAATAGTATTTTACTGGATTACAGATATAAAGATAAAGAAAAATCCATACCTGATTCTATTTCAGAAGGATTAAAATCTAGAGCTTTGGAAATTGAGGCTGAAGAAGAAGCTAGAAAAATGGCAGATGTGTTATTGAAACAAGAAGAAGAAGAATTAAAAAAAATATCACAAAATAAAACTAAAAAAAAGAAAAAGAAAAAGAAAAAGAAAAAGAAAAATAAAACATCAAAAAGATCTGAAACACCTTTTACTGAAACTGAAACTGAAACTGAAACTGAAACTGAAACTGATACGGGAAAACAAAGTCCAGAACTAGAATCTGGAAAACAAAGTCCAGTTGAATTTACATTAAAAAGAATTGTTAATGAAAATGGACTAATAAATGATGAATTATCATTCAATAAAGAAGCAAATCATAAATTAAAAATTTGGGATGTTTTAATTTCATATCTCAAAGATTTACAAAATTACTTATCTGGAGATAATATGATATTAGTATTTACAGGTGGATTTGCTACACACGTTCATACAAAAGGAACATATGATACTGAAGATTTAGATTGTAAAGTATATCCATTAACGGATGAAGCAGGAGAATTATTAAAAACAGACAGTAATATAAAAAAGAACTGTTTTAATTTTTTTAATTCTAAACGAGATGAAATTTTAGAAAAACTAAAAAAAATAGATTCTGAAATAATAGATGTTAAAGTATCATTTTTTCAAAGAGAATTAGCTGGAGATGTTATAAAAATAGCATTAGAAATAAATAGACCTTTCACTGATTCTAAGGGGTTGTGGAAACCTAAAACATTAAAAGCGGTATGTGATATTGGATTTTGGAAAGATGGGGCTATATTAGATGTAGTTCAACAAACATCGGGTAAAGATGGAACTAACTATAGAAATTCTAGCTCAACAAGATGGATTCCTTTATTAGAAAATCCTTATGATAGTGAAATACCATTATTATCAAAAAAATACATAGTTGCTGAAAAAAGAGTATTATTAGATAAAGACTTAGGTATAATGTTTAATTCTCCAGAAAGTATAGATTATAAAAGAAAAAATTGGGAAGAACAAATAAATAGCTTATCAAATTTAAAAGGTGGAAAAAGAAAGAAAAGAAAAACTAAAAAAAGAAAAACTAAAAAAAGAAAATATAAAAAAAGAACTTAAATACAACGTAATGTTTTATATTAGTTTCCTTACAGCACAAATAAAAATATTAGTTTAAATACTATAGATGGAAACTGCATAAAATTATAGTTTAATGCTATAATTTAAAACTAAAAATAGAGAGGATTAAAAACATAATATAGGGAAACCAATGATTATTAATGTTTAATAGAGGGAGAAGGAAAATGAGGTGGGAATGAGGAAGAAAAGAATTAGGATAGTATCTTGTGGGCTTAATAGATTTATATCTATAAAAGTTTGGAATCAGCATAAAAAATAAAAACGCCAAACAGCATTTTTATTTTTCTTTATATTTATAAGATGGGGTATTTTTCACCAGAAATTAACAAATCTATACTTATAGGTTTAGGAGCATCAGCATCATCATTTTTAGGTATGTTAATATCATATAATCATTTAGATAAAGATTGGAGAGATTTATCTTTATATGGATGTGTAGGATGTATAATAGCTACAAGATATGCAGTAAAAGGATTCCCTTGGAGAAGCAACTAAGAAGAAATAGCTGTTCCTACATAAATAGTATTATCTGGATTAACTATTATTTCAATATTATTAAGATTATCTCTACTATTAGATTCTATGTTATTAGAAATAATATGTTGATTTTCTCTATTAATATTATTAATATTATTAATATAACATAATTGAATTACAGATAAAATACAACAAACAAATAAAGCATAAAATATAATCATAATTATTATTTGTATTATTAGATTTATCATTCTTATAATACTATTTATTAAATATCTATTAAATCATTTTAAAAATGATTATATGAGTGTTCCTATATAAATAGAATTATTTGGATTTACAATTACACTATGATTGTTATTAGAAGATATAGTATCTTGAACATTTTCATTTTCAACATTATTATTTCTTGAATATAAATAATCTATCATGCACGTTCTTAAAATATGTAAAATAAAAAATATACAATATAATGCTGCTGACCATAAAATCAAAATTAATACTAATTCTATTGTAGTCATTATTATTAAGTATTTATTAAGTATTTATTAAATAGTTTTAAAAAGTAATTACTAATATATTTATTAGATGTTATTAGTAAATATAATAGGATGGATTGCAACTATATCTACTACAACTAGATTATTCCCTCAATTATATGTCAGTATAACTACAAAAAAAACTAAAGATTTATCATTATTATTTTTATTAACAGCTGTATTTGGTAATATAAATTGGATTATATTTGGAGCATATAATAATAATATACAATTAGTAGTCAATGATAGTATATGTATAATATTAAATATCTCTCTCATTGGGTTAAAATTATTTTATGATAAAAAAAATAAAAAACATTATAAATGCGATATTTCTGGGAATTAAAATTAGTTTTTAAAACTAATTATTAATAAATTTATTAAATTGTTTTACACCTTTAAACATTTAAAACGCCGACTTTCTAATATTTATAAATTGATTTAAAAATAAATAAGTAAATTTTAATACAGATATAATGGAACAAGAAAATAAATCTATAATTATTGAAAAGATGGATGTTAATAATGGTAATTTAAAATTACCTAACACAAGGTATCGGGGATCTAAAAAAAAAATAATTAATAATATTTATGATTTAATAATAACATATTTTAAACCAACTCATATATTAGATTTATTTGGAGGTTCAGCGATTTGTTCTTTATATTTTCAAACGAAAAATATAAAAACTACATATAATGATATTTTAAAGTTTAATAGTATAAATGCAAATGGTATTTTAGATAATGATTTACATAATATACCAAATGAGGAAGAAATAAAAATGATATTTAAATCAATTAGCACTATTGATTATAAGTCATTTATATATGATACATTTAAAGATATATATTATACAGATGATGAAAATAAACAATTAGATATTTTTAGAGAAAATATCAAACATTATAGTAATGAAAATATTAAAAAAAAATATATTATGTATTACTTTATATTTCAATCACTAATTTCAAAACGACCTTATAATCTGTTCCATAGAAAAAATTTATCTATGAGAACTGCTAATGTTGAAAGAAGTTTTGGGAACAAAACAACTTGGGAAAAACCATTTATTGTTCATATGCTAAAATTTAGAAAAGAACTTATAAAATTATATGAACAGAAAAAAACTATTGCTATTGCGAATACTAATATAATAAATATGTCGTATAATGAAATTCCCGATGAAATATTGTCTGATATAGATACTATTTATATAGATCCTCCTTATTTTAAAAAGGATTGTAAAGATTCTCAATATTTTGATAATTATCATTTCTTGGAAGGTTTCATTAGTGAATCATGGGGTGCGAATATTGATTTCTCTACAAAACATTTGAAATTAAAGACATCAAAATATAATATTATAGAAAATGCAGATAAAATGTTTGATAATATAATAGATAAATATGGAAATAAAAATTTAGTTATATCATATAATACAAAAGCATTTCCAAAGGTGTCTGATATTGAAACAAAACTAAAAAAAAAATATAGTAAAGTAATTACGACACCTATTAATTACAAATATGCTTTATCTAAAACCAAATCACAAGAAGTATTAATATTAGCACTCGTAATTTAACCAGAATGTGTTAAATTCATCCTCGCTACTAAAATAAGGGTTGTTATCTAATAAATCACTTAATAATTTAATACTTCCAATATTACAAGTATTACCAGAACCACAACCATTTCGTGCAATCTCCCATTTTTCTCTTACAATTATATGATTGACTGGTATCTTTTTATCAGTTCTCGTATAAATTACGCATATACAAAAGTGTTTTATGAAATTTTTATATGGTTTAACTATACTTTTCAAAGATTCTCTATCTTTAAAATAACCTTTATATGTTCCTAATGTAAACCCATTTATTTGTGTTTTTTTTTTAAGATATGTGCTTTTGATGTCAACAGCATAGTATTTTTCTTCTTGTATTTTACTAATTATTATAAAATCAGGATATTTATTTTGTATCTCATTTTCTATATATTTAAATCTTTTATCATCTAATAACTTTTTTAATTTTTCTATTAAAATTATTTCGTATATTTTACTAATAATTTTTGAATCATTTCCTAATTTATATTTTATGCCATCATTAGTAATAGTAAATTCTTCATCAATATTTATATCACTAATACTATTTAAAATATTTTTTATTTCACCGGATTCTTTAATCATATCTTCTGGATTAATTGTTATGTTATTACCATTATTAGTATCAATAATGCTTGTTTTAGTTTGAAGTTCCATCTATTCTTTAAGTATAAAAATAAGTATTTATTTTAAATCAATTTATTCTGGGAATTAAAATTTTTTATTGTTAGCATATTATATATGTCAACAATAAAACGATATTCAATATATGAGAAATCACGTATGCCAAAAGAAGGCTGGATACAACAGTGTTTTCAATGCGGAGAATATACATCTAAATTATTATTATTTTCAACCGCAATTACTCCTAGAAAAACAAAAATACAAGAATATTGGGTTCATATATGTGGTAATTGTGAATATAATATATCAAATAATATATTAAATTTTATAAAATTCAATAAGAAATGTAATCATTACATAAATACTAAAATTAATAATTAACCTGAACAAGTAGTATTTCCATATGTAATTGACTCATAATCTCCTGTTGTTCTACGAGCAACTTTTCTTTTAATATAATCACTACTGCTAATAAATCCTAAATCTTTGGTTATTACAGTCTTTTTTGATGAACAATTATTACTACAAGATGCTGAAATAGGAGGAGGTTTTACACAAAGGTCTCCTAAATGACCCATTTCACATCTTACTGCTTTTGAAGATACATTAGATGTATGACTAGATGAAGAAAAATCAGGCATTTTTTTATGAATAGAACTAGTAGATCTTAGTCTAGGATTTACTCTATAATTCAATAAAAATTTATTATAATTTCTATAAGATTTTTGAACTATTGGAACTTTATTATTTGTGCTACAAGCACTTTTATTAACACCAGTATTGGTTGTTGCTAATGAGAATGAAGTTCCAGTATCTGAATTAACTTTATTTAATCTATGTTTGTTTTGAAGTTTTCTTTTTAATACTACTAATGACATTATCTATAATTAATCATTAGAAATTAAATAAATAAATAATATCTATTATTAGGATTTATTTTTAAACATCTTATCATCGCAAAAAATAATTTAGTATTGTTTATTGATTCTAATTGTTTATTAAAATTAAGGTCTTCAATATTATCTATATTATTTAAACAATGAGTTATAAATACAGAAATACTATAAAATATAGATTTTTTATTTATTTTTGATGGAATATTTTCTAATTTATATAATTCAGGACTTAAAAATATATTTTTTTTTGAAAATGGAGTAAGTAATTCTATTTTGTTATCTGATAATGGTAAAAATTTATCACTATTTATAAACAATAATACATTTCTATTGGTGTCTAATGTAATTAAAACAAAATCATTCATATTTAATAATAACAATGAATTATTATCTTTTTCTAAATTTTCAAGCATTCCTTTAAACCATATAAAAAATACTTCAAAATCATTATATGATAATTCATGTTTATTTTTATTATTTAAAATTTGAATATTACTACAATTAAAGAGTAATTCTTGAGTATCTTCATTTTGTTTTTTATTAGATGTATTTGGAAAACTATTTGATAAATATTCGTGATATTGAGGGAACAAAGACTTATTTTTAAAAATTAATTTATAAGAATTTTTTGTTTTTTCAATTGAAATATTACTATTTGAAAATATACTCATTATATCTTTTAATTAGATTAATTTTAAATTGAAATATACACATAACTTAAACATTAATAAACATATTTATTATATGAATAATAATTTATACTATAAAAATCAAATTCTTACATATATGGGTAATAAACGCAAATTTTTAGATATTATTAGTTCTATAGTAGATAAATTAGAATTAGAATTAAATAAACCTTTAAATATTGGAGAAGGATTTACTGGAAGTGGAATAGTTTCTAGATTATTTAAAAATAAAGCAAATAAATTATATGTAAATGACCTCGCAGGTTATTCTAAAACATTAAATCAATGTTATTTATCAACTCCATCAAAAAAAGAAATGAAAATTATAAAAAAATATATTGATAAAGCTAATGATTATGTTAAATTAGATGTTGAAGTTCCAAAATTTATTCAAAAATATTGGGCTCCTTCTCAACTAAATATTACAGAAAAAGATAGAGCTTATTTTACATATGAAAATGGTAAAAGGATTGATAAATATATGAATTTTATTATGACTGAAGTTCCTGAAGAAATTCGTTGTTATTTATTAGCACCTTTATTAATAGAATGTTCAATACATAATAATACTAACGGTCAATTTTCAGCTTATTTTAAAGATAAAAATAAAAAAAAAGGTAAATACGGGGGAGATAAAGAGATTGATTTAAATAGAATTACCGGAACTATTAAAATACCATATCCTATATTATCAAATAAAAAATGTGATGTTTTTATTACACAAATGGATACTAATAAATGGACAAAAAAAATACCAAAATTAGATTTAGTATATTATGACCCGCCGTATAATAAACATCCATATTGTATATACTACTTTTTATTAGATATTATAAATAATTGGAATATAAATATTGAAGTTCCCGATACTACTAGAGGTCAACCTAAAAATTGGTTAAAATCTGACTATTGTAGTATTAAAAACGCAGAAAAAACATTTGAAAATTTAATTAAAAATACAGACTCTAATTTCATATTATTATCTTATAATAATGGTGGAATTATATCAATAGAAAAACTTGAAGAAATATTAATGAAATATGGAAAATTATCCAAAATACCCGTTGAACATAAAACTTATAATAAAATGAAGGGTATTGCTAATTATAAAAGAAAAAAAGAAAACATAAAAATTAATGAATTTTTATGGTTACTTGATAAAAGATGATGCCGACACACGGAATCGAACCATGGACCTGTAGCTTACAAAACTACCGCTCTGCCGACTGAGCTACATCGGCATTATATTATATAATTCATTTAATTAGTGTTAAGAACTAATGTCCAAAACCAAGGCTCATCATAAAATAGATGGATACTTTCATTATTTAATATCTTCTTTTTTATGTTTTTAGTATAATCGTTATTATACCAATAGTTAAAATAAATATAAACTATATTATTATTTTTTTTTCTATTTCTAATAAATTTTATTTTTTTTAATTTTCCAAATTTATATTTATTTATAACTGATTCTATATATTGTTTTGTTATCGCATTATCTACTCTAGGAATACATAAACTTAAGGTATTATTCATTTATAATTATTTATATATATTTATAATTTTATTTTCAATTTATTTATAAATAATTATAAATATGGTGCTGTTTCTTTTAATGATTTAAATACAAAGTATTTATTGAAAAGTATATTTTTATATAGCAGTTAAGAAACATATATATAAGGATGTTTCTCTTTAAATTGATTATTTAAATAATATAAAAATAATTATATATAACAATATAATTATGAATAAAGGAAACAGATTTGCATCATTGAAATCTAACCCATCTAACCCATTTAAACAAGACAAAAGACAATCACATATTAAACCTATGAATACTTCTAGTAGATTTAAACATTTATCTAGTGAAAGTGAAAATAAAAATACATTTAAAAAAACTTCGTATCATAGAGGTGGAACATATAACAGAGATAACAGAGATAACAGAGATAATAGATATAACGGAGATAATAGATATAACAGAGATAACAGAAGAAGTAATAGGGGTAATAGGGGAAGATACAATAATAGATATAATAGGAGATACTATAAATCTAATAAACCAATAGAAGAAAGTGTTTTTCAACCTTCCTGTTTAAAAAATACTGGAATTGAGTCTTTAATGGTAGTAAAAACATCACAAAAAGATAAAAAAACTCAAAAAACTAAAGTAAAACCTATAAAAACAAATTATAAATATGATACTGATCAACTTTCATCAGAAGAAAAAGAATTAAATAATAAACTCATATTGCAGTATCAATCTACTTTAGAACAACAAGAAGAAGAAGAACTTACACAAATAAATGATTGTTGGGATGATAATAGAGAATCTGAAAATACAATAATAATTGAACCTGAAGATGATGATAATTATCAAGAAGAATCAGAAGAAGAAATGGATGAATACTCAGCAGAAAATTATACTCAGCAATTTATATAATTAATATGTTATATTTTCATAGTTTTTATAAATTATTAAAATATAATGAATGATAAATTAAATAATGAATTAAATGACGAATTAGATGATGAATGGATTTTAAGTTTTGATAAAGAAGATAAATTTTACAAAGATTTTTATAAATCTACAGTTGATTACATAGACTTATTTTTTATTTACATAAATAAAGATAATGAAATTATACATATTAATAAAAAAAAACAAAAATTAATTGATAGTGTAATAACTAAAGAAATGTTAATTTATTTAATAAGTAAATTTTCATATTTTGAAAATAGTAAATATAAATTAAAATATTTATTACAATATAATATTGATTTAATACCGGAAGATATATATAAATTCATAGACTCATCTAATAATATTGATTATTTAAAATCAAAAAAACATCTAGATGATATTAAATATACTGATACTATAAATTTCCTTAAAAACATTAATTCATTATATATTGTATATAATACTAAACCTATCGCTAATAATAGCACTAAAAAAATATATATTAATAAAAAGAAAAAGAAAAGAAAAAAAACTAGAAAAAGAACTTAGATATATTTTTTTAAATTATGTAAATGTATAAACTTGACTTTGGTAGTTTTAAATATGGAGAAAGTGGTCACATTGAACAGACTTGGAGTTATAATGTATATGATAAAATTTATCAACTTTATTTTCAATTAGTAAGGACTGATGATCAAGAACAAATGAATAAATTAGAAAATATATTACAAGAACTATTAATGTATTTATTTAGTTCCAATTATACTATACAAAAATATAAAAATGAAATTTCTAATCTATATAAATTAGTTGGACACACACGAGACATTATAAAAGGAAAAGGAGAAAGAAAACTAACATATATGCAAATTTATCAATGGTATTTAATTAGTCCCAATTTAGCATTTTATTTAATTGAATCTTGTGTTGATTCATTAGACAAGGTTCAACATCCATATGGTTCTTGGAAAGATGTTAAATATATAGCAGATTATGTTTATCAAAAAACAAAAAATAAAGACCATCCTATTATTAATTTTATGATAGGATTATGTCATTTTCATATTAAAAAAGATTATCAAGATATGTTGGAAAATAAACCCATTAGTCTTATAGCAAAATGGATGCCTAGAAAAAGTTTAAATAATAAAAAATACGATTGGTTCTTTGAAAAATTAGCATATTATTATTATCAAGAATATATTGCTACATCTAATAAAAATACTATACATAAAGCTAAAAGAAAATGTGAAATGAATATGAGAAAAACATTAAGTTCATTAAATAAATACTCACATACCCTTGAAATCAAATTAACAGATAAAAAATGGAGATATATAGATTTTAATGAAGTTCCATCTTTATCTATGAATAAATATTACTATTCTTTTTTAAATGAAACTAAATTAGGGAATGTTAAATATGATAATAATGATAGAAAAATGTGTTCTGAAAAATTTAAAGATTTTATAGATAATAAAACAAATATAAATGTTTCAAAAATTACTCCATATTATTTAGTTAAAGAAGTTGTAAAAAATAAATTATGGGACCATTGTAGAACTAATTCTTATCAAAGAAAGCTATTAAATAAACAATGGAATTCTTATGTTAAAAGTAAAAACATAGATATTAAAAATATTATACCTATGATTGATTTGAGTTATTCTATGGAAAAAGAAGCTAATAAGCCATTATATACATCCATAGCTATGGGAATTTTAATATCAGAAATAAATAACAATATTTTTAAAAATAGAGTTCTTACATTTGATAGTAATCCATCATGGATAAAATTTAATGAAGAACAAGATTTTTGTGATAAAGTAAAAAAAATTATTGATAATAGATGGGGATGCGAACCTAACTTATATAAATCTTGCAGGCTTATACTAGATACTATAACTAAACATAATATTCGTCCCAAAGAATTAAAAAATTTAACAATCGCTATATTTTCTAATATGCAGATTAATGATAATTGTCCAATATATCTTTTTAAATCTACAAATATTTTATATAATAATATCAAATCTATGTTTATAAACATTGGAGTTAATAATACCAATAATAAAAGCCCTTATCCCGTTCCACATATTTTATTTTGGAATTTAATATCAGGAGACGGATTTCCTTGTGCAGTATCAACATATAATTCCACTATGTTATCCGGATATAACGATAATTTATTAAAATATTTAACTTTCAAAAAATCAAAACATAATTTGAAGTATATTACACCAACTGATATGATTAACGAAATTTTATCTCAACATAGATATTATTTCTTAGAAAAAAAATTATTCACTGAACTACAATTTTATAATTAAATAAATTATTAAATAAATAAATAAACAATAAACTAGTTATTTATTTATTATGACTACTATAGTTGATATATCATTAAATTTTGATGTTGATTCTTTATTACAACAATTCATATATAATATTGACACTGAAACTGCTACACAAAATTCATTAAATGATAATAATAGATATATTGATACTATAACTCAAGAAGGGATGGAACAATTAGAAAAAATACATTATAAAAATTATCTATTTATAACACAACCTATGTGTTGTATTTCAATGGAAAATTTCAAAGAAAATGAAAAAATAATTAAACTACCTTGCGACCATATATTTAAACCAAAATATATTATAAAATGGGTTAAACAAAATCCTACTTGTCCTATTTGTAGATTTAAATTAGATTCTGAAGTAAAAATAAAAAATTTTGATAATGAATTTAATCATCCTTACTTTTTAGATAATTCAAATAATTATATTTCTGAAATGCAAGAACACGAAATTCAATATGAAGTTGATTTATTACACGAAACTCTCTTAAATTTATTTAATACGCATTAAATATCATCCCAATCTATATCACTCTTTCCACTTTTTAGTTGTTCGTTCTCTTTTTTATTCTTTTCTTTAACAGTCTTCTTCTTTATCTTTATATCTTCAAATATTTCATCATTATTATCAAAATCAATATCATCACCAGTCATTTCATCAAATAATGTTATTTTCTGTGATTTATTTTTTTTCAATGTTTCTACTTGATTATTATCATATACATACAGTAAATCTACCTTTTCTTTCTTATTTTTTTGAACTACTTCCCAGTCTCTTAAACCAACCAACAATATTGAATTCATTGATATTTGATTATCTCTTTTATTTCTTCCTTTGAATTTTCTCCTTATTACACATAGTCTTTTCTTACCATCATTGCATTTCACTTCTAACATTCCTCCTCCATATACATTCGTAACTTTAGCATATGTTTCACTAGGTTCATTCGGATTTACATATCTTATTTTAAACATTGAAGATGATTTCGTATTCTTACTTGCCATCTTTTTATGATGACTTCCTCCTTTCAAATTTTTAGGCATATTATTAATTATAATAAATAATATTAATTATAATTTTAATCAATTTAAATTTAATAATCTATTTTCTTTGTTTTATTAATATTACATTTTATGGAACTAATGTTTAATTTTTTAAATACTATATTAATGTTCTTATTTTGTATATTTTTAGTGCTTTTTAATTGAACTTCTAACGATTGTTCATCGGGTTCTAACCCGTATTTGCTAAAGAAATTTTCTTGTAAATCATCATTTTTAAATACAGGATTATGTGTGAAGTCATCATCTATCTTATTCCATTTCTTTATTTTGCCATAACAAATTAATCTATTTTTCCATATTTCACTTTGATTCGCATAATATAACCAATTATATCTAAAATCATTAACAAAATTATTACTTCTGTTTGATTTAAAACAACCTATATCATCTTTAATTTCATAATGTCTGTTATTTAATAATATTTTTCTTGGGATGCCTTCCATTTTTAAATACTTATTTAGATTTTCTTCATTAAAGTTGTTCTTTTTTTTATATTCTATTTTATTTTTATAAAATTTTTTACAGAATTTTGATAAAAGTATATGTTTTTTGTCTTTATAAAATGAATTTAAATTCTGTTTTTTATTAAAATATTTTTCATATACTGATAATATATCATTTAAATCTAATTTATTAAAATAATAACAAATATTGTTTGTATTTTTTTGTTTTATAGAATGATATAATTGATTTTGTTTATTAGTAAAATTTTCAATAGTTTCTATATTTTTATATAATATTTTCACTTTTATATCTTTGTTTCTTAATTTAAATACAATATCATTCTTTTTTATGTTGAATAAATGATTTAAAACATTAATAATACACTTTAATCCATATTTTTTATCCCAAGCATGTTTGGTGTCTCTACTCTTTTTATATTGTTTATTAATGTTCATAAAATATAGATATTGATTAATATTACAAAAATCTAAATAGAATTTCATTAACGCATTCCATAGTTCTTGTTCATATCCGCTTTCTAATAATTCAATACTCCAAAACAATACTTCATTGAAATCTTTTCCTTCTAATAATGATATAATCAATGAATGTTTAACATCATTGTATTCATACAATAGTCTAGTTAGTTTCATAATTAATGTTTTATAATGTTTTTTAAATTATCTGAAAGTAATATATATTAATCAATTTTAATCTAATATATATTTATATAATGCCCATTCACACTAAAAAATGGCTTAATCACGTTTTAAATGTTAGAGAAAGTTTACCTGAAAATACTGAATTTAATGATATTATTAAAATTGCTGTTGATAAATGGGGTCTTAAACTATCTAATAAGAAAAAAAAGAAACATCTTACTAGAAGAAATAAAAGAAAAAAAAGAGCTACTAGAAAAAATAAAAATAAAAAATAAATTATCTTGATATTTGTCTAGTTAAATATTGAACTATTGTTTTATCTTTTGTTAAATTATCATTAATATTTTTCTTATTTTTAAAAAACATTTTTTTTAATTCTTCAAATGTTTTTATATTATTTATATTTTTATTTAATAAAAATGAATTAAATGTTTTATATGTTTCAGATATAGATAATCTTTTAACAGGATTAGGATGTATATTCTGTAAAAGTAATTCTATAAAAAAAACTAAAAACTTATTATCTTCATAACCTTTATTGTATATATTATGAATCAAAGATAAATACATTATTGACATAGCATAATTATCCCAACTTTTCCAAAAACTTAGTATTTTGTTCAATCTTTTAGAATAATTTAATTTATTGTAATAATCAAGTTGATCTAAACAACTTTTATAATATTTTTTTTTAAAATCATTTGAAAAATATTTTAAACCTCTATTATTTTCAGTATAAGTATATGCTATGTTATGTAATTCTTCTTTTGTTGGACTTGTATTATTATGTAATAAAAAAGTTAAATAATGAATTTCTAAGGGCCATATATAATATTTCGCATAATGTATGTAAAAATAATTTTTAAGATTTGATTCTTTTAATGAAGTTATATCTATAGATAATCCGAAATCAATAATAATTGGTAATAAAAGGTCTTTATCAAATAAAATATTATCCCCTTTTATATCAAAATGACAAATCTTATTTTTTATTAATAATTCAAATCCTTTTAATAAATGATTATATGAATTAATTATATTATTAATAATGTATGATGAATTATCTCTATTTATGATAAAATAATAAAATGATTCACCCTTTATATAATACATCTTCATTAATGCTAATTCTGATTTATTGTCTTTTAATTTAGATTGAATATGAGAATTTTTACATTCTTTTAATAATTTACTTTTTCTTACATTCTTATTATCTATAAAACTATAACTTATTATTGGAGAAAAAAATTTCATATAATTACTAATTTCTTCTATTTTTTTACCTATTTTTATTTCTCTTTTTGCGGCATCATTATATATCTGTAATTTACTTACATACTCTTCTTTTTTATTTTCTGTCCCATCACTCAATAATTCTGGATGATATATACATCCATACCCTCCTTCTGCAATTACGCCACCGCCTTCCATATTAATATAAATACATATTTTTATTATTCTTAATTTTACTTATTTTTATGAAAATATAATTTATTTTTATATGTTTTTTTCATCTTTTTTGTAATTTCTATGTTATCCAATCCCTCTTTAAACAATCTCTTCCTCTCCAGTTCTATATAACTTTTATAATTTACATTATTAATAAAATCATTATACAACTTTCTTGGTTTTATCTTTTCTAGATATTTTGTATCTTTAATATCTTTATCTATCAGATTCAGAAATTTCTTATTCAATTCTATATAATTTCTTCTTTTTGACTTTCTTAATGGTTCTATATTAACCCTATTTTTATAGTAATATCTAGTACTTTTAAACATCTTATTTTCTATATCTCCATTATACCCTAAACTTTTTAATCGTATTGTTTCTTTTTCTACCGTTTCTTTATTATATATTTTCCAAGATTCCCAAGATATTTTATATAAATCTGATTCTTCCATGTAATGTTGTCTAGTAAATAAGTCTAATTTTGTTAAAAACTCATCTGAAAATTTATATCTGAATGTTGTCATTTTTATTATTCATTATAATTATAATTATAATATCAATTTAATTTATATTATATGTTATATAAACTAGAAAAAACAATATATTATGATTCGATACAAAAAACATATTTAGATTTAATCACAATTAATAAAAATCCTACTAACAATTCTCTCATTAAACAATTACATTTCAATAAAATTAGTCCTTATGAAATTAATAACAATAGATGTTTATATGCATTTATTAATCCTGATAATAATAAATTATTAACTATTGATGATATAGATGTTGTATTAAATATATTAATTGATGATGGATTTACTGTTGATTATCATTTAACAACTACTTTAATTAAATCCAAAAATAATAAAAATTTGATTTATTTTTTATTTAAAAATTGATTTAAATTAATATTAATAATATATTAATATTAATAAATGTCTGAATCAGAAAATAACATAGATATTAAATCATTAACTGGAGAATATGTTGAATCGTTGGATAAATTGGAGAAAATAGCATATAATATTGCTGTTAAAAATTTAGAATCATCCTTTGATATTGAAAAATGTATAGGATTTCAAAAATGGTTGAAAAGTAAAAAAAATAAATAAAATATATATATAATGGCAAATAATAATGTCAATCTAGGTCCAGTTGAAGATATTGCTAATACATTATCTATTGCTTCTAAACCTAAAGAATTTATAGATAATGATTCTAATTTTGATAATATAGCTACCGGTATAGTTAACTTAGCTCCTATTGATTTAAATTCAATTAAATTAGATGAATTCTTATTAAGAAATCTTAAACCCGCAGCATTACCCATTTTTAAAAGATTAGTTGAACAATATACTAATCTTGGAGTTGAATACATGACACAATTATTTAAAGATATTGGTATTGATTTAGAAGATGAAAATGGCGAGATTATTACCTCTTTAACACCTCAAAATCAAGACAAAATAAATGTTATGGCTAAAATTATTTTTAATACATATAGCAACTTAATTAAAGACCCCAAATTTCAAAAAGAATATGACGAAACCCTTCAACTTGCTCAACAATTTATACAAAAATTAGAACAAGCTATATTAGTGACACTTGTTGAAGCAAAACAAGGCATTTCTAAAAATATAAATGATTTTAAACCTATTACCAAAGAACTTTTAGTTGCTGGAATAAGCACTGTTATGCAAGCTATTATTACTGCTTTAGCAACTACTGGACCCATTGGAGCTATTATTAATATACCAAATACTATATCCAGAGCATCTAATCGTAATGTTCCAAAAATTGTTAATTTTGTAGATAAATTAGGAGAGAAAATCAAACTTTTTTCTGATAAAATTGAAGGCGTAGATGATACTGTTAATGATACTATAAAACCATTGTTAGAATTAAATGCCAAATTAAACAGATTTAATGAAATATTAAAACCAATGAATCCTGAAATAGAAAAATTATCCGAACAATAATTAATTTGATGAAAAATAATTCTTAAAATCTGAAAATGTCATTTTCTTTTTACTATTAAACTTTAATTCCATGTCAATATCTTTATCTAATATATTTAATTCTGAAATTTTTCCCGAATGAACATATTTATTAGAATTAGTTGCTACTATTCCTTTTTCTTTTTTTACTGCTGTATTTTTATTTGACTTTAACTTAACAAATACTGAATTAGTTTCTTCCTCTTCTTCTTCTTTATCTTCATTACTCATATTATTTCTTTCTTCTAGTTGCTTCAACTTTTCTTTCTTTTCTTCTATATCTTTGTTTCTATCAATATATAATGATTTACAATCAAATACTTTACAATATTTCCTTGCTGCTGTTTCCAAATAAATATATTTTATATTGTTGTCGCTCCAATATTCAAATCCATCTTTTTTTATATTCCATCTCAAAAATATGCTTCCATCAGGAGTGCGTTCCTGAACAAATCTACTAGATTTTATATTTTCTTTATCAAAATTTACATCTTCTTTTAAGTTTTCTAATGAATATTTATCTTCGTATTTAATCTTTTTTTCTTCATAAAATTTAAAACCATCTTCTATCTTTTTAAATTTTAGTTGCGACGCCAACACACAAGAAAATAAAATACCCGTTGTACCAGACATAAATACTACTACTACTTTAAAACATTCAAACATTAACTCATTTATAAAATTAAAAAATACAAAGTATAATCCTCCCAATCCTAACAAAAATAATTGTTTTTGATTACTATTTAATTTATTCAAAAAAATATATAATCTATTCTCTTCTAATAGTTCAATCAAAAAATTAAAAAAATCTTCCATTTAATATTATTATTATTAATAAATTACCTTCTAAGTTCATTTAATAAATTATTTTTACGCAATTCCATTAAGTCTTTAACCTCACTTTGTAAATTAGGAACTTCTATTTTTTCATAAGTGCTGTTTTTATTATTAGGATGTAATCTTACTAAATACATATCTTTGATTTCTTTACCATAATTCTTCTCCAATAAATATTTATACGTATTTAATTGTAATGAATAATGCCAAAAATTTGAATCAGGTATATGTTCTATACATTCTGTTTTTGAATATGACCAAGTTCGCCTTTTTATCTCTTTTGCTCGTTTCCAATCATAAATACTTAATCTTCCATCTTCATTTTCAAATACCATATCTATTGAACCAGCTACTTTTAATTCTTTATCCCAAACCATCCATTCTGTTCTATATGCCGTTAGATGTTTATGATTTTCCAGAAATTTCAGAAAATATGTCCATTCTATTGTATCATTAGATATATCCATATTATTGTAATAACATTCAATATCATAATGTAAATCAGTTCCTTTTTGTGATTGTTCTTTGCCATAATTACTCCATAACTCTTTGATTTCATCATTAGTCATACCCCAATATTTATTTGATTCGTTCCAATTTCTACCATTTTTTATATTATTTATTACTTTTTCGGCATCAAATTTTGAAAAATGACTGTGATTCCATGTTGTCACTGACATATAATTACTATCCCCATCTATAGTGTAAATATGAGGTCCTTCATCAAATACTATATTGTTATCTCTTTCATGATTATTCTTTTCTTGTAAAAATGTAGGATTCATAATTTTATTTATAAAGAAATAATAAAATTATTAATCAATTTAAACGTCCACGGAAATATTATCTTCTAATATTTCTACTTTCTTTTTTAATTCTTTTATAGATTCTATTAATACACCTATTATATTTACATAACTTATTGTTAATAATTCATTCTTATCTTTGCCTATTACTTCAGGTAAAATTTCAGATACTTCTTGTGCTATCAACCCTAAATGTTTTTTATTTTTATCTTCTGTATCCTTACGAGTGTATTCTACTCCTCTTAAATTTGTTATTTTATCTAAAGCATTATCGATTGTTTTTACATTATCTTTTACCCTAATATCTGATAAATTTTGAAATGAACCTGGTATTGATATAGTAGCATCCGAACTTCCAATAGTTATTGTATTTGAACAATTTGTGAATATATTTCTATTTTCATCTATAGTAGCTGTTATATCTTCTGTTTTTATAGGACCTAATCCTCCATAAAAGTTAAAAGATGTATCGGCATTTCCAAAAGTTATTGAACCATTTGAATTAGTATAAACATCTATATCTACATTAGGGTATCTAGCGGATATATTTCCACTAGTAATAGTTTCAAATGATACACTTCCATCTTTATTTATTTCTAATGCGTTCTGATTTGGAATAGCAGGGTCATCATATAATTGCTTACTACCTACAGCAAAAATAATATTTTCAGTTAGTTCTGCTCTATATCCTAATCCAACACTATATTCACATCCATTCATTGAAATATCTTTACCTATTCCTAATGAAAATTTTGCATTATTCATTGAAATATCTGAACCAAAATATAAATTATTATTACCTCCTGTCAATGTATTATTTGAACCAAATAATAAATTATCCGTCCCATTTTGAATAGTATTATTTGAACCTACTATAGTAGAATTTGTAGTATTATTAGAAATTACATTATTACTTCCAAATATTCTACTTTTATTAGCACTTTGACTAGCACCTCCACTTAATACCCCTATTCTGTTATTATCACCATAAATAAATACTGAACTACTATCATATAATTTATTGTTTTCTCCAAATACAAGATGTTGTTTAAAATTACTTGAATTTAAATCATTATCGTTTCCAAAAATATAACTGAAATTACTACTTATATCATTATTTTGGCCAAAAATAAAATTATATTTACTATCTAATTCAAAAGTATTATTATTTTCACCAAATATAAAACCATAATTAGAATTTAATAAATTAGATTCACCTATACTAACTGAGTTTCTTCCTTGAACATTAGAGAAATCTCCTATACATATACTGTTAGTTGATACATCACAGTTTCCTATTTTTAAATATCCAATACTTGTTGAAGGAACTATATCTAATGCTGCTTGTGGTTGTCTAGTTCCTATCCCTAATTGATGTTGAATTGATAATACTCCCATATTATATCCACTTTGTTCAACATAACCTTTTCTTTTTACAGCATCTACAGCAGCAGCTGTTAAATATGCTTTATCTCCTATACTAGCAACACCTTCTACTGATAATATATTATTTACAAAAGCGTTAGTCCATGTTGCTGCCTCTGTATTTGGATTTTCACTATCTATTAAAGCAATTGGTTTATTAGTTTGGAAAATACCGCCTACAGCACCAAGATATTCAAATACATCCCAATTACCTGCTATAGAAGCTGAGAATTTTGTTATTAATGGAACATCTAAACCAGCATCATTTCTATAAATTAATTCTGAACCAGTATATCTTAATGCTCCTCTTGGAATATACTGGTCAGCATTAGTGACTTTACTTAAAATTAAAAACTTTGAAGTTTTTATGTTTCCAGAAACATCTAGAGACGCATCATTAAATGCTTCGGAAGTAGTTCCAGATAATGAATGTCCAAGTATTAATGTTCCATCGTTTCTTAATAACATTTTTATAGATCTAATATCATTTAATCCATATGAACTACCATTATTTATCATAAATCTAATACCGGTATAATATCTATTTCCATATGGTTTGGCATCGTTTTCATATAATTCCCAAAATCCAATCCCTGTTGCGTCAGTTCCATCTTGTTTTTCATTTAAACAAAAAAATGATTCATTTAAGTTGCTTAATCTAGATTGTTTTGCTGAATCTCCAAAAGAGAGTCTATAATTTGGCTTATTTGTTCCTATACCTAATACAGCTGTAGCATTACCATTATAATGATATAATCTTTTATTTTCTGTGCTAGTATCAGTTTTCCAATTATTAGATTTATCAGTAACTAATATATGTGTTCTAAATTGTCTGTTTTTACTACTTCCGGAATGAGTCTTCCATAAATCAGTCATATATATTATAATTTTATTTTTTTATAACTGAATTTAATTCTATTAACATCATAAATAAATAAAAAATCATTTTCTGTAATATTTATTTATGTGAATAAATAAATATTTAGATAAATTAAATGGCATATAAAATTGAATTATCTCTCAAACTTAAACATACCGCAAATATTACTGGAATTACTAGCAACATCATTAACAGCGCATATAAATATTATTGTTATGAACATTTTGTAAATTATGAATATATACATAATAAAAAAGCTGTAATAAGAAACAATTGTATCATAAATTTATCGTTTGATGATAATGTTAAACAAATAATTAAATTTATTAAATTCATAAAAAAAAATAAAAATATATATATTGAAAATATTGGATATGAAGATGATGATAATATCAGTTTTCAAATATTATATGCCTCAAAAACTTACTTAAATTTAATGCAAAAATCAGAAGCAAAAGAATATATTAAAAAAAGGAAAAATGGGTTATTAAATAATAATCCATTATTCAAAGAAATATATAGTCGTTAAATTTATCTTCTTTTATTTTTTCTTTTATTACTTTTTTTTTTATTTTTTCTACTTTTTTTTTTATTTTTTCTACTTTTTTTTTTATTTTTTCTTCTTCTTTTTTTGGTTAATTTTTTCAATCTACTTTCCAAATTAAGTTTATTGTTATTTTGATTTAAAATTTTCATTAAAGTATCATTTTTTATTTTTGAAGAACTTATTACTCCATTTACATTACTATCTAAACTTAATGTTTTTCCATCATATTTAGATTTATGTTCACTAAAATCAATAGGCTCATTATTAACTGATTTTATAGAACTATTACTAGATTCGATAAAAATATTACTATTGCGCATCCTTCTATAAATTAAATATATATTTTTATTATAATGGAAAATAAAAAACTTCCTCAACCTAAATATGCTTTTAATTATGTAATTACTAATAGGAAAGACAAGAATAAAGTAAAAAAGAGAAAAAAGGAATATTTAGATGATTTATTAGACCAAAAGTTTTTAAATAATTATTTTAATAGAAATTTTAAAAAATATTAACATATTTTTACGGTGCTTTTTTTTTAGTTCCATTTTTTTAGTTCCTTTTTATATTTTAAATATATTTAAAACTATACATTTAAAATTAACTATATGAGTAAAATTAATCTTACTATTGCTGTTCCTGCTAAACATAGTGTTGATACTAAATTTGTTCAGTGTTTATTGAAAGCAATAAATGTAATTAGTAAAGTGTTTAATGTTAAACTTGATTTTTTACCAGGTAAATCTAATATTATTCATGCTCGGTCGATTATGTTATCTAACTGGTATTCTAACTCCAATGATGATGATTTATTTCTTTTTATAGATTCTGACCACGTTTTTTCAGGATATGATATACTTAAATTACATTCTATTAAAGATGCTGACATTAAATGTGGAATTTATTGTTCTGCGGCAGGCAATCCTAATTGTTTTCCAATGAATCCTAAGGATTTTGATTTTGATAAACGTATTTTATATGCTGGAACAGGATTTATGCTTATTAATAGACCTATATGCACAAAAATTATAGATAAAGTTATTGAATTAGATGGAACTAAATATGTTAATATTGATCCAGATAATCAATATAGTATTCCATTCTTTAAAACTAGAATTATACAAAGTGAATTGAATCCACATCAAGTTGAAAAAGATTGGCTTGGAGAAGATTATTCTTTTTGTTGGATGGCTAGACAAGTTGGAGGTGTTATAAAAGCAGATGCAGTTGAAGAAATGGGACATAATGTTTCTCAAGTTATTTATTTTAGAGATAATCCTAAGTATATAGCCGAACAAAGAAGAAAAATTGAAAGACAATCACACAAAAATAAACTAAATAGTAAAAAATGGGAAAGAGAAAGCAATACTAAAAGAAATATTGTTTATTATTGTGGAAGGTCTAATTTAAAATTTGGTCCAAATGCTTCTTCTATGGGAGGTTCTGAAAAAGCTACTGTAAATCTTTCTAGAGAATTAGTTAAATTAGGACATTCTGTTTCTGTATTTGGTAATGTAGAGGAGGGAATATATGATGGAGTTATATATATGGATTATCGTAAATTTAATCCAATGGACCAGTTTGATGTTATTATATTGTGGAGAGGGTTTGCTTTTAATGCGTTATCAAACATTAAAAATGCTAATAAAATTATGTTAGATTTTCATGATAATAGTCAAGTTAGTCAATATCCAGATAACTTTTTTGATAGAGTTGATGCTATTATGTTAAAGAGTAATTATCATAAAAAATTATTTCCCAAATTTAATGATAAAAACGTGGTTGTATGTAAAAACGGATTAGAAGATGTTTTTAGACAAGAAAATCTTAAAAAATATTCTCATATAAAACGAGAAAAATTAAAATTTTGTTATACTAGTAGCTACGTTAGAGAACTAGACCTTATACTTACATATATTTGGCCTGGAATAAATTTGAGATTTCCAGAAGCTGAGCTACATTTATTTTATGGTATGCAATTAGTTGAACCGTCACAAAAGAAAAGATTAGAAAAAATGATTGAAGAATCTCCTAATACATATGATAATGGTCGTATTCCTATTGAAGAGTTAATTAAAATTAAATTTAAATTTCCATTTCATTTATATGTAACTAAAACTAATGCTGAAATAGATTGTTTAAGTATTAGAGAATCAGCTCAATGTGGATGTATACCTATAATATCTAATGAAAGTGTTTTTTCTGAAAGACAAGGATTTCACGTATCAGGGGATATGAAATCACTAGATTTTTATGAAAATGCTGTAGATTCTATTATTAAATTTGTAAGTAGTAAAGACAAAATTAAGAAAACTGCTAAGAAAATTAGAAATAAAAAGGAAATGTATTGGGATGATGTAGCAAAAGTGTGGGAAAATGTATTTAATTCTTAATTGTTATTTGTTAAAATATTTATATAAATCATATAAAAATATCTTAAGTTCTTTATTAAATGCCATTATGTTGTAGAGTAATTTCTGAAAATTGTGGATTTTTATGTAGCTATGTAAAAACTAAATTTAGAGATGATTTACTTACAGGAACAGAACATTCTATTAAAATATCTCCTGATTGTAATACTCCTATAAAATCATTGTCTATGATTCAAGGTAGCCCGGATAATGATGAAAAATTACAAATTGTTTTATCTGACCCAAAATTTGGTATGTTCACCTTAATGAAATATCATTTAACTAAAGGTTATAAAAATGAAATATTAAAGAAAAAAAATGCGTTTTATTGTTCTCATATATTTTCATTGTTGGCATTTTTACCTATTCTAGTTTTTATTTCTCAATGGAGTATTTATATCGCATTAGTTGCTAATGAATTAGATAGTTTTGATGGTGAATATTGTCCTAATAGAGCAGATTGGAAGAAAAAATTAACTATGTTTGCGTCTTGTCTTATTTATTTTATAAGGTCTTTTTTCTTATGGGATAATTTAACTGATAGAACTAGATTAAGAAAAATGATTCCTAGCACATCATTACTTGTTATGTTGGATACATTTCAAGAATTTGGATTCAATCTTTTTGTTTATATGGCTAATCTATGGATAGTTTTTGTAGAAGATGATTTATTAGATATGATATTAAATTGTTTGGCTATGGAATTTTTGATGAATTTAGACAATGAATTTGAAGAAATGTATTTCCATTATTTGCCTGAAGCAGCTATAGATATATATGATAATTTATTCGTTAATTATTATGAAAATCAACAGATTATAAATAAAAGAAATAAAAGCTGTATGTTTAAATTTGTCCATTGTCTTAGTTGGCTCCCTTTCAAATTAGTTTTATTAAGTTTATTGTTTTTTCCAATTATTTGTTTATTTTCAATGATATATTTACCAATCTGTAAGTAATGTTTAATTAATTAATTATTAATTAAATATTAATAAAATGGACTTTAAAGCAACTCATTATATAATATTATAATTATGGCTAGTAATTTGTTTCATAATAATACTGTAGGTCTTTACGATAATTGGTACGAATCTCACGCTGCACTTTTACGCAGTCTTTGTTTGGAATTAGGACATTCCGATAAAATTAATGAATTGACAGAAAAATTTCTTGGTGAAAAGTTGAAGATGAAGTTTAAAAAGAATAGTCTTCATCCTAAGAAGCCTAAGTCAGCGTATTTCTTTTTCTGTGATGATAAACGCCCAGCACTACTTACAAAAGCTAAGAAAAATGGGAAGAAAATTGTAATTGGTGATATTGCTAAGAAACTAGGAGAAATGTGGAAGAAGTTGTCTGATAAGGATAAGAAAAAGTATAATGAGATGAATAAGAAAGATAAAGTTAGATATGAAAAAGCAATGGAAGAATATAATGAGAAATATAACGTCGTTTAAATAATATTAAATAATCAAATAAATATTATTCATTTTATAATATATATGAATAATATTGATTTACAAATAGAAAATTATAATAAGGAAGATATGATGAATTTTATACAACTTAAACATAATTATAACTATTTTGATTTACAAAATAAAATTAATTTAAAAATATCACAAATTAAAAATATTAATTCCATACCAGTCAAAGAAAAAAATGAATTAATTAAATTTATTCAATTGATACATTATAAATTAAAAGATAAACTTAATTATGATGATAAATCTAACAATAAAGATAAAGAATTATATAATAATGAATATAAATTAGACCATATTAATCAACATCTTAGAGAAATTAAAAAAGATTTAATACAAAGGAAATTAACTGAAAAAGATACTGTATTTGTTTCTCCAGTTAATCAAGGTGTTGTTAATCCACTCACTAATAATATTATTACTAGTCAAATCAGTATTGATACCAAATTTAGAAAAAATTATTTTAATACTACTTCTACTGATTTTACTATTAATTTAGCAACTCCATTAAAAAATGTTATTTCTATGAAATTAGCATCATTAGAAATGCCTAATGTTCAACATATGATCTCACAATCTAATGGAACTAATTCTTTTTATATTAAAAAACATGGCGACTGTGGATGTCAAGAAAAAGATGTAAATGTTCCTAGTGGAAATTACGACAGCACTACTTTAACTACAACTATCAATAATCTATTATCCAGTTTTAATTGCACCATTGATATTGATACTATAACTATGAGAACTACTATCGCCATATCAGACTCAACTCCAGATTTTGTATTAGATTTTACTAATAAAGTTATCGATAATGCTCCTCCTATGAAATCATTAGGATGGATGTTAGGATACAGAAATAAAAGATATGAAGGACATAATAAATATGTTAGTGAAGCAACTGCTGATTTAGGAGGAATCAAATATTTCTTTTTATGTGTTGATGATTTTAAAAATACTAGACAAGACGTATGCACTATCTTATATGAAAACTCTTTCTTAAGAAAAAATATATTAGCTAGAATACCAATGAGAGAAGGTAAAGGAGTTGTTTTATTTGATGACCAATCTGATAAAATTACTAAAAAAAGACAATATTTTGGAACCGTTAATATAGATAAATTACATTTATCATTAATTGATGAATATGGAAGTATTATTGATTTAAATAATAATGATTTTTCTTTTGCATTAGAATTTGATATTTTATATGAGAAATAATTTATAATGGAATACCCTAGTTTATTTAAATTAAATTATACTGACTTCTCCAATAATACATATCAACATTTTCATTTAGAATCTCTTCAGCCAATTCAATTATCTTTATGGAAAAATGTTTTTTATACTGACGTTTCTAATCAAATACATATTAATCATAATAATATTACATTACTTTACGCAGGTATCAATAAAGCATTAAAAAGTTTTTTTTACTATTCCGGAAAATCTTTCTCATCTCAAAAACTTGTTCTAGGAACTATATTTCAATATTATATACAATATTTAGCTCATAATATATTTAATAATAGTCAATTAGTTCAACCTTTTAATAATTTACATACTGTTAAAAATACTATTAATGATAGTATAGAAAATATTATACACGAAATATTAAATAATACAGCAGATATAAATATTAAATCTATTATTGATAATTCACAACAACAAAAATTTATTCATCTTAAAATATTTATTAATAAACCTAATATACCTTCTTTACCAGCTATTCATGTTAAAAATACTTGCTGGCATTTACATATTTTATTAGTATAATTTATATTATTATTATCAATAATATATATTAATGTCTAATGCTTTAATTTTCAATATTCCATATGTTTTTGAACTCAGCGCAAATGCCTTAATTATTGCTGAAGAAGTTGACCAAAGTTTATTTACTCATCATTTAGTTTTCGCATTGGATTGTTCTGGTCTAGATATTTCCGCATCTACATTAGAAAATCTATTTCTAATAGGAAACTCTGAAAATGATGATAAAATATTCTTTTCTAGAGCAGATAATACTCACGGAGAACAATCTAATCCAAAACATTTTGTTTCTAATTTTTCTAGACATTTAGCTTCTGTCATTTTAAAAGATGGAAACTTACTTTTTGATAATTCATTATCAGAAAAAAAAATACCAATTGGACCCGCTGTCTTAAATCAAGACCCTTCTCAAAATTATTTTAATTTAAGTGTTAGCGATTTTAGTGGAAATACTTATGATGAAATTTTATTAAGAACATTAGCTATACATTTAATTGGAAATCCATTCTCTAGAGCTTGGATACAAAACGAAGGAGCTCTTAGAAATCAAGTTAAATCTAATGATAAAGTTGATAATCTAGCTAGTCAGTTCAATAAATTATTAGGAGGAGATATTTCCGGAAATATATTGAAATCTGATTCTATTTTAGGACACTTAAATACAAATATTAATACTAAACAAAATATTTCTGATGGTATTGCTAACAATGTTTTAAAATTATTTTTTGAAAGTATGGTTGCTGATATTTCTAATAATGAAACTAGAAGAAATAAAATACAAAATATGAGTAATTATAACCCTAATGATTTATCTTTAAACCAAACATACGTTTATGGATTACCTTTTCTACCCGGAGATAAAATTGTTGTTTTTATAAGAAATACTATTAATATTGCTGTTGAACCTGTCTCCGGTAATTTACTTCCTAGCATACATATCAAAGACATATTCCCAGGTGGAGCCAGTAATGATAATATTCCCGCTCAAGGAAGATGGGGATGGATGGGATTTAGCACTGATATAAGTAATAATGGACTAGTTGGTTCATATAATTTATCTCAACAAACTACTGATATTAGTGGAAATGGGGCTACTAATATTTTTGATGCTCACGTATGGAAAATTACATTAACTCTCATTTAATTTTATTCAGTATTATATACATATGAGTAATTTCAATATGTTCGGTAAAAATAATTCATCTCTCTCTTCATCCGAAAGAACTAAAAATATCAAAAATAAACTTATTTTTAATAATCATACCTCTAATACTAATAAATCTTTTAAAAATCATAAATATTATGAAAATTTAAAAAAAGGATTTGTTAAATGTAAAGAAGATAATAAAAATATTATTGATAATAGTGCCTGTTTTCAAACTTGGATTAATAATGATTTCACTAATATAAAAGTTAATAATGTAGATGATTGGAACTTATCCAAGATAGATTATTCAGGCGTTAATGTAAATGATACTTCTTTACAAGATACTTCTAATAGCTTTTGGCCTTATAAAAATACATCAACTAATGAAAAAATATTATTGTATAAAGATTATTCTTTCTTAAATACTAATGTGCAGGCTACTTATTCGAAAAATTTTAAACATAATCTATCACGAAAATCTATTAATTTATAATATATAATATTATATAATTGCAATGCCTAGAAAATCATCTTCAATTGGCGTTTTAAATAATCATATTACTACTTCTCAACATCAAATTGGATTAAGGTCTGTTGCTATTTCACAAATTACAACTAATTTACTAGAAATAAGAAATTATATAGATATTAATCTAAAACCACAATTTATTGATTATTATATTGGCAATGAATATCAATTATTAGATAATTATATTACTTCTTTTACTAATAGTGTTAAAGATAGATTACTACAATTTGAACTTACATCTGGACCTGAATCCGATACACAATATTTAGCTCAAATAGCTTCTAAAATTATAGATATTGTTATTAAATCTAGAAATGAATATAAAGTTAATCAACAACTTATTGATACTTTAAAAAATTATTTGTCTATATATGCTTCTGGAACTTCATACCCAGTTCCAGCACCTATTAATGGAGTTATTAATGTTGATGTTTCTATTGATGAAAAATATCTTAAATACATTGAAATGTTTGGAACTCCTTCAGATGGGATATTTGAATCTGATAAACTTATACAAGCCGAAAACGCATTAAATTAAGTCATTTAAAATTATATCATTATATTTAATATAATGACATCATTATCTTTAGACCATAGTAATAATATTGTAGCTCAGGCTCTAAATATATCTAACCAATTAAATTATCTTATTCAACAATTAAATCCAAATAATGAGCAGATTAAAACTATTGAAGAAATAATAAAAAAAGATTTATCTGAAAAAGAACCCGCTGGAGCTAGATCATATTTGGTATCTGATAATAAAACCAATTCGTTATGGAGAAATTCATTAAGGAGATAGTTTATAGTTTTCCAAACTTTTTTTCATATTCTTCTAGCTTTGCTGTAAGTCTGCTTATTAGCTCTATTCTGTCTTCTCTCTTTACTTTGCCTGCATAATATAATTTATCTTCAGTGTTTCTATATGGACCCATGCCATTAAATGTTAATCGATTTTCATTTACTTGTTTTATAAAAAACATTAAAGATTTTTCTGTAAATTTATGAAATTTTATTTTATTAGCGCATTCTTCCGGTGTCAATCCTGGATTCTCTATCAAAAATGTATCTAGTTTTTCATAATCTTTTACTAAAAAAGATTCTAGATTCTTTGTAATTTCCTCAAATTCTTGAAATGACATTTGTTTATATTATAAATGTGATTAATTTTTAAATTATTTCAATTTAAAATTGATATAAAATTATATTACTTAATTAAATTAACTAACTCTATAATGGAAAATTCACCTTTTACTGAAGAAGAATTCGATATTATACAAGACGCATTACATATGGAAGAAGAACTTCAAAGAGCTAACGAATTATTCAATACTCAACAAGAAAATGATGGAGAAGAACAATATTCTTCCGATGAAGATGAGCTATTTCCAGTTCAGGAATCTAATATTTCAGATGCTATGTTGAACTTTACTAATTATAATCCAGAATTAACCATAAATATTCCATCAATTCCATCAATTCCTATGTTAGATTCATCTTCTAATTACTTTCTTACACCGCCAACAACACCAAGACCTCCGCCTAATCCTTTAAATGACAGTCTCGCTAGTTTAAGTTCTCCGGTATCTACATCTTCTCCTGAACCTACACCTAGACCACCTTCTCCACATAATTCAGGAGGAGAATCTAATTTTAATGCAAATATTATTACTGATAATAATGAACTTATACAACAACTAGAAGAAGCTGGTCCTCCTTACAGAGTAAGGTCTCTGTATAGAGCAACTTATAACTTTGATACTATTCAAGAAGCTAGGTCATATCTTGAACAAATGAATTCTAATCTAAATGATGATGATAATAACGATAATAACAATAATAACGATAATAACGATAATAACGATAATAACGATAATAACGATAATGAACAAGAAATTGGAGAGACTATCCCTCAATCTAATTATATACCATATTTTCCTTCTAATTATCAAAATACTGATAGTTCAGAACAAGAAACTGATACTGATGATATAAATGAAACTAAGTATGTTGAACAAAAAGATTGTAGCGTATGTTATAAACAACTAAATACTCATAGGATGGTATGCACTCCTTGTAATCATACATATTGTGTTGATTGTTTCTTTAAATGGCTTAAAGAATCTAAAACTTGTGCTATGTGTAGAGCTAATTTGGTTGATTATTCTAGATGGGAATATGATAATCTTCCCAGAAGAACTAGCGAAGAATTTCAAACATTCAGAACTATTTTCAAAAGAAATAGAACTTTAATGCACAATAATTATAAAGCTGACCAAAAATTATTAGCTGTAAATGAATTGATTAAATCATCAATGAATGATTTAATTAGACGAAAAGAACAAGGAGAATATACTGATGGTTATAATTCCGCTAGATTTGACTTACTTAGCTCTGATAAATTAAAAGATGTTTATAATATGTGGAATGGAGCACCATACAAAAAGGGATTTTTTAGAGGATTTTACGAAAAACATAATATTCAATTAAAACCATTTTACTATCAAAAACATAAATATTTTGTTAGCACTAAAACTGGAAGAAAAAAGGTTGTTATTAAAAAAAGAAGAGCACAAAATACTTTATTTGAATATGGATTTCTAAAACATACATTTACTGATGAATTTATTATAAATAAAACATATGATGATAATGGTAATGAACTTGTATATAAAAGAATGGTTTATATCGATCATAATGGTGTTAAGCATTTACAAACTATGGAAGATTCTGTTGTAATTAGTTAAATGCGTTTAAAATAAATTTCTAATTATTATTTATTATAGTAATGTCTGCTGCGGTAAATATTCTAATTCCACAGTTTATTAAAAAAACACATAATACACTAGACTTTATTCACGGTAAAGAAAACATAGATATTATTTTTAATGGATTAAATCAGAATATGTTAGAAGATTTAGTTAATTTATATACTACCACTTTTTTAGAAAGATACTATTCTGTTTATATTTTCTTAGATAAATTTAAAATGTTTGATAATAAACCATATCATCCTACATTTATAACTAGTATTTTTATATGTGCTATACAACATTATTTATAAATTGAAGTGTATAATAAAATATTTTTTATTTTAATTTATTATATCGTAAAAATGGCTATATCTCTTAATAGACAAATTAGTATAGCTTTTAATTCTACTAATATCATTGATAATTGGAAATGGGGATTTATAGAACCATATAATATTACATATAATGATTTATGCACTAATACTTTATATATTATAAAACAAATTGGTGAAAAAATTAATTGGACATGGATAACTTTAAATAGATGGCTCGTTCATTATGCTATTAAACGTTCTGAAATTAGACCAGACCACGATTATTATCAATATGAAAATTTACATCTTATTAATAATTTTACCAGATTTCTAATTAGACAGAAACTAGTTTCTCCAGATGATCCTATTAGTAAAACAATATCTATTAATGATATTAATATATTTATGGAAACATTTAAAATATATAGAATAAGAATCAATAATATTTTAACTCAACATTCTAGAACATCTCGTTCTCAAAATGTTATTGATTTAACTGATGAAGAGCCTTTCATCATATGCGCTACTAGTAATAATGATTCTAGAGATACATCGGATGAAGGATATGATTCTATGCCAGAACTTGTTGAAACTCTTACATAAAAAAATTAATATTATTAACATTATTTAATAATATTAAATTAATTATACAATATTATACCAACTTTACTGTCTTCTTTCTTGGATTCCTTTTCTTTTTATAAACGCTTCCTAGAAGGGTCCATTCATTGGGTCTTACATATGCCCTTGAACCGCATCCTGAAATTACTAAATTATAAGCCAAAGTAACATCAGGTTCATCCGAAACTGGAATATAAAGTCTTTTTCCATTATCTACTTCTTTAATAAATATATCTGCTGTCTGATTAGTTTCCATATTATAGAAACACTTGTTTCCGTCTTCATCTACAATCAACTTCCATCCTAAAATCTTACAATAATTTTCTCTTGACTTATATTTTTCATTAGGAGATAGGGAGTTAAAAGTAGGATTCTTCTCAAATTTAGATAGTCGATGTTCATTAAGAAATCTACTAGATGGAGCTTTTACATTAGTTAATGCCATAATAATATTTATACTATGAATATCTTATCTTTTTATTATAATCAATTTAATTAATTTATAGAAAAATAATTGCTACATTTTAAATACTTTTGATGTTCCATTAAAAAAAGAATTAACATTTCTTTAGCTATACTTGACATTATATTATGTTCTTTTTCTTCTTTTAAATATTCTTCTATTACATTACTAGTTGTTTTATTGTATTCTAGTAAATAAACTTCACATTTAAATTTTACTGGAGTTTTACATAACTTTTTTTTGTATCTAACTAAAAAAATATACATTGACTTTAATCTTTTTTTTTGTCTAATATAATGTATTTTTACTATTACATTACGCTTTAAAGTTATAGCTTCACTTATTCCATTATTCCACCAATTTCCTGAAAATTGAATAAAAAATTCATCATTATCATCATCGTCATCTTTATCATTTACTTTTACTTTATTATTTAGATTAATATTATCATTATAGTCTTCTTCATCAAAATTTTCACTATTAGAAAATATACGAATCATTATATTAATCATATACATATATTTTTTTTTTATTAATAAAACTTATTAATCATCTTTTTCTTTGTTCAACTTTAACAAATACTACTTTTTTTGGACTTTTTTCTATTATTTTTTTATCATTAGAATGTTTATTGTTTTTACATTTGTGCCATGAATCCATAAACCTTTTACACGTTGATTCTAAATCACTATGTTCCCAAGCGTACATACAATTTCTCCATAAATAATGTTGATGATTACAAGAATTTGATGTGCTCATTATAATATATTGTTTATAAAATTAAAAAAATAATTTATTTAAATTATCAATTTAATTTAAATTAAGCTATATTTTTCATTAATTCCCATTCTTCTTCTCTTTCTATATCTTCATCTATGTTATCCTTCTTATATATTAATTCTATACTATCATCCATGTTATATATTTCATTTACAAGGTAAATAACTGTATAATAAACATTATTGTAGGCTTGACTACACATATTTTGAAGTGATTGTAAATCCATACATATTATTTCATCCATATATACATTTATTCATATAAAAAATTAATTTATTCATATGTTTTATTTTCATATGAAAAATATTTATTAATTATATATGAATTCTTCTCTTTCTATTACTAATGATAAGTATGAAAATTATAAATTACAATTTCAGCATTTTTTAAAATTAAAAGATATTCAAAATTATGGAACTATTATAGTTGATTTATCATTATTTAAACCATCTATTGAAAAAAATAGATATACACAACTAACTGAATATATACTTTATTTAGCATTACAAGCCCTTAAAATTTCTGAAAAATACAAACATAATCATTTAAATGTTTATGTTAATTTAACTAATTGTTCTATTAATAATTTTTCACTCAAATATTTTAAATATATTAATCAAATTTTAGCAGATGCTCTCCCCGAAAGATTATTATTATGCACTGTTTATAGTAATTCTAAATTATATGGTTTATTATGGGCTATGGTTCAAAAACATATTGATAAAGATACTAGAAAGAAATTTAAATTCACAAAAAAAAATCAAATAAATGTTGATTATATTTTTTCATAAATAATTAATATTAATTCATTATTCATCCCCATCTCCCTAACAAGATATTTTTATGTTTATTATTATCTGTTATATACCATTTCTTTTTTGAAGTATCCCATTTAGCACCCATTTGTTTTGCTTCATCTTTATCTTTATATGGAACATTTAAATAGATTTCTTTTCTTGTTTTATTAGATACTTCTACACCTATAGATAAATTTGCTAATCTATCCGCATTTTCATTTCCTATTGAATCTCTATCTTGTTTTCCTGTATGAGCAGCTATATGTTTAAATTCTATATTTTTATGTTCCCGACAATACAAATATCCGGTTTGAACTAATTCTAAATTAGGTATTGGTTTGTTCTTACTATTTGGATTTTTCCAACCTTTCTTACAACATTTTTCTCCATATGTTGTACAACATCTTATAGCATAACGAGAATCACTATAAATTATTACTTCCTTTCCTTCTTTTATTTCATTGTCCAATATTGTTAATGCTTTTATTATAGCTAACAATTCTGCTATATTGTTTGTTTGTCTTCCATTATAACTTTCACTAACATTTCTTATATCGTTCTTTCCAAACCATACACCATATCCTGCCCTAGCATATTCTTTTCCATTGTTTGTACAAGCACCATCTGTATATACTCTTATTTTGGTATCTTCTTCTTGTTGATGTGCTTCTTTGTAAGTTTCCTCTATTAATTCAGGAACTATTTCTCCATTATTATTTCGTCTAATTAAAAATCTTTCCATTAATATTATTACTTAATTAAAATAAAATAATATTAATCAATTTACTTATTTAGTTAATTCTGTTAATCTTTGAATTTCTTTTCTTCTCAATATTGGCAATAATTCTCTCTGCCATTTAGCGTAAGGTATTATATATGCTATCTTATTAAAATCACTTCTTAATAATTTTGAATTCTTTTTTTTATCTACAACATCATATAAATAATCTACGCTGCTTGTATTTACTAGAGCATTATGTGCTTCTACACTACGATTTACCTGAAATGTATGTAAATATTGCGCTACTATCTCTATTTCTTCCTGAGAAACTCTATTATCTCCATCACTATCTAACAAATCAAACCCCGCATTATGGACTTTCTTAACCTTACTCATCCTACAACCCATATTATACATTTATCTTTCTTTGTTTTTATTTAATTTATACGCAAAAAAAATAACATAGGGTTGTTTTTATTATTTTTAAACCCTAATATATTTATCCTCCTAAAGCTTTTCTTCCCCAACATTTTAATGATAATTTATCTACCGTATTCCATATTGAATATCCAAAATCTTCAGGATAAAACCATTGATGTTCTGTTGCTGTATTATCCAAAATTATTGAACCTACACGCCTGATATTTGGAATCTCCCCAAATTTTACTATTTTTGTTGTTATTACTATTGGCTTATTATCCATTGTTTTTGCTATTCTTACTATATTGTGTTCTTCATAATCCTCTCTATATTTTACTAACACTATATCTCCCGCTTTGAAACTACGACTCATTTCTATTATTTGTTACTACTGTTATGGTAAAAAATTTATAATCAATTTAAATATATTATTATAGATAATACCTAAAAATTACTATATAAAATAATGGTTAAAAAATTTTTATCAATTTATTAGATTATATTAATTAATATTGAAAGCACCATTGGTAAAAAATTTTATCGGCTTTTTTTAAATTGATTCGAAAAATTTATCCAATACCTGTATTATCCCAAAACAATAATAAATACACGAAAAACAAAACACATAACGTGCGAAAACAATCATACAAAGCAACTTACACTAATACAACACAGTAAAATGTCAGCTATTACCACCGAACAGATGCTCGCTCTTATCACTGCTCAAAGTAAGCAGATTGAGGCTCTTACCGCAGCAGTTGAACGTCTTAGTATGGCTACGCCAACTAAGGTTGTTAAGACTGTTAGGAAGAGGACTTCTCCTTCTGCGCATACTCTCTACCTTAAGGCTAAGGCAGCTGAGCTAGGCATTAATTACAAGCAAGCTATGTGTAATAAGGATGTCATTTCTGAGTGGAAGAATAGCTCTGAGCTAGTGGAAAAGTGCCGCGCTGAGGCAGCGGAGCTTAAGGAGAATGCCCCTGATGCCCCCGTTAAGAGTCAGAAGCCTAAGGGCAATAAGAGGATGGCTAAGAAGCTCGAGCTAGCACAGACTCTCAATGAGGTCGCTGGAAAGACTATGTTCTCTAATGAGGAGATTGAACAGATGACAGCTCAGAAGATTAGGGAGCACATTAAGGCTGCTAAGAATGGAACGACTCTCGAAGAGATTGCTCAAAAGAGGGCTGAGAAGAATGCTCAGATTGAACAAACTAAGAATGAGCTTATTCAGGCTATTCGGCAGCTTAACCCTGATAGGGATGAGCTTATTCAGGATGAGATTGGCTCCGGAATTACAAAGCCTCTCAATAAGATGAGTGTTGGTGCCCTAAGGAAGGAACTCGCTCAATGGAAGAAGGCAGAGAAGGAGCAGGAGAAGTATCTCGCTGCTAAGGCTCTAGTTGAGGCTGTTGAGAGTGATGTATCTGATGATGAAACTATCTAAAACTAAAAAATAAAAAACACAAAAACCCAAAAAAATAAAAAACACAAAAACCCAAAAAAATACAAAAGGAACAATGTATATAGTAAATCCCTTTTTTTATTGTTTAAATTGAAACTAGTTTAAATCACTTAATATTATTAAAAACATATATTATAATACAATGGAAACTCTGGTAATTTTTGGAGCTCTAGCTATAGGTTATACTATTGGAAAAACACAGAATAATGAATCTTATTATTCAAAAAAACAGCAAAAATTGGACCCTAATGAAAAAATACAAAAAAAACAACGGAAAATAAGAAAAAGAAGAAGTAATACACCTCCTAGAAAATACAAAAAATCATTGGAATTGCGTGCTCCATCTAGAACATAAGTAAAATATTAATGTAAGTAATGTGGAGGAGGAACATTTTTTAAATTGATTTTAATTAATATATAAATTACATTAATTAAAATTACAATAATTAAGAAAATGGGAAGGAAAAATAATGACGGAACAAGAGCTACTAAAAAAAATAATAAGAAGAAAACATTCCAAAAATATGGTCAATATACCAGTAGAGCCTGTAGAATTAAACTAGCCCAAATGGAAGCTCAAAATGCTAATTCAAAGAAACTAGAAAATAATAAAAAAAAGAAAAAAAAGAAATAAATGTTTGTTGTTTTATTGTTGATGGTTAGGTGGAGTGCCATTTTTTTATTTGATGTTTTAATATATCTTTTCAAAGTATGTGTATATTAAATCTAGTATTGAAATAAATAATATTCCAATAAAACTTGCGAATCCAGCTACTACTACTGAATTCTTAAAATCTATATCACCAGTGTTATTAGTTAGAAATAAAGATAATTCACCAATACCATAGAAATTTATTCCTTCTATCATTATACCCATTAATACACCATGCATTATTAATTCTATTGTATTTTCCCAATTTACAAAACATAATGTTAATATACTAGAAAATATTGCGTGATGAACGTGGATATTTATTGATTTCGCATTATATGATGATAACAATAGATAAACTAATGAATATATAAACACATATCCTAATAGTAATCCTATTATTCTTCTACATTTTCTTATTTTTATTGATTCCATTATTTCATTCATTATAAGTATTGTTGTTGTTAATCCCAAAAATATTATTGTTAATTTTGCCTTTGTATCTAATTCATTCCAAAATCCAGGAATGAACTCTAAATGAGATAACCACGGAATTTCACCCATTAATCCAAATATTATCGCACCTAATATACACGAAACCATATATACTCCAAATATTCGAAATCTTATTAGATCTTCTCTCAAATTTAGGTTTGAATATTTAATTAAAGCAAAACTTAATATATTTATAAATAATAAATCATATACTGTTGATATTACAGTATTTTTATAATGGTCTCCTTGTGAAATTAATGGAGAACTTTGTAATACTTCAGACCATAAATAAGTAATGGTATATATAATATTCAATATACCCATTAATGTTTTTGTTGAAGATATATTAATATTCTTATATTCAAATGATTTTTTTTTTAGAAGTATCATCTTTTCACCAGATTGAACTGCTATATTATCATTCCTATTAAATGTTAAAAAATTATCATTAAACATTTAATTAGCTATGTATTACTGCGTTTAAGCTCTTTACTTTATTTATTTCTACGTCTTTTTTTAGTTTTAGATTTGTGTTTTCTTCTTGTTCTTTTTCGTTTTCTTCTTGTTCTTTTTCGTTTTCTTACCTTTCCACCTCTCAATATTGATGGCAATCTTAATGTTTCTAATGCTATATTACCAGTAGGTATTTCTTCACCCATTGGTCTTCTACCTAAAAATGATGTTATCTCTTCTTCAGGTATTAATGTTTTATTTAAACCCGATAATACATCGTTCAATAAATTTAAACTATCTCGCTTTGACATTCTACTGTTTTCAGGTATAGTTGCTCCAAACCATTTATTTAAATTTTCTATCTTCCAATTATTATCATTATATATATCTTTCGCCAATTCTCGCAAACTACTCCCTGATATTCTATCATTAGAAACACTTTCTTTCTTTCTTATTTCTCCCAAAGTTTTTACACATACATTTTTTCCCATATTATTTACTTTATTTGAATCATAATATTTTTGGTCTTCATTTCCAACTATTAATGTAATATATTCATACCCTAAACTTTTTAAAATATCTACCGCAAATTCTATATTGTTATATATTTGTTTGGTTATATTACTTTTTTCAAAACTATCGGTTTCTTTATTATATGTGCTTCTTGTTCTTTTACTTTTGTATGATAATCTATTTAAATTATTAAAAATATTACTGTATTTACTTTTGTCTGATTCAGATTTATTAGTGTCGCTTTCCATCCATTTATTAGATATTTTATATGGTGTCATAAATATATATTCATCCGATCTATCTTCCGGCAACATTAAATATAAATATGTCATTTTTTTATAAACTTCTAATGGATTTTTTTCGAAATTATTTTGATCTGGATTTTTTCCCCAAATTTGAGGTTCCCCAAATACACTAATTATTGGGGTCCATTTTAAATTTATTGGACCTGAACTTCTAGTGTAAAATGATGTATCTCCTGTGCCATCTTTTATATTTAATAACTCATTTATTAAACCTAAATGACCACTATGAGGTGGCTGATATCTTCCGAATGCTACTACAGCTTTCTTATTATTGTTTAATCTTTTCATAAAGTTTTTCATTGTTTTATTTCTTTTTGATTTTGTATTTTTTCTTGTTTTATTTTTGTAGGATTTTGGAATTCTTGGAATGGTTCTTTCTCCTTCCATTATTAATATATAATGATATTTAATTTTATAAACCATGCATATGCCAAAATCTATAACAGATTTCACTACAAAATGTTAAATCTAATCTTAATGCTCTTTTATGAATATATCTTTTATTAAAACATTTTTTACATATTGAACATTGAACTATAGATGGATATTCAACCTTTCTATATTTTATGTATTTTTTTCTTTGACCACAGCAATCAAAATAACTAAACATTATATATATTATCTTTAGTTATTAATTTATTGATATTTATTGATATTTATTTCTATGATTACTATCATAATGATATTTATGATTCTTAAGATGTAGCCATTTTATATGACAATCATAACTACATATCTCTGTATTAAATGTTTTTATATTAATAAATACTCTATCTTTTAATATTTTATGCATACAAACTCCACATCGAGTGTATTCCTTTTTTTCTTCATCTTTGTTTCTACTATAACAACAAGGTAATATTTCCGATAGATATTTTACTATCATTTATTTATATTTATTTTATTTTTATTCTATTTTATCTAATATATCCAATAATTTTTTAAATTTCTTTTTCTTTTTCTTTAATACACCATATATTATATCTCCTTTCATATAAGTAATCATAGATATAATACATCTGTTCTTTGTTTTTAAATTAAGTAAATCTAAATTACTCAAACACATCTCTCCTAATAAAATACTTGTTTTCTCATTTCCGTCTGTATAGAAATTATAACTTTTTTTACATAAATTTAATACAAAATCTTCTTCTCTATGTGTCTTCAGCATTGAACGGGTTAATACATTACTAACACTCGCTATTTTTATATTGTCTAATTTATATTTTTCACGGCATAATGGACAAGTTGATGGTGTTTCTTGCGAATGATTTCCTAACCATTTATATAAACAATCTGTACAGAATTTATGACCACAGTCTAATATTCCATAAATATGAAATTTATTATAACAAATACAACATTCCATATAATATATATATTATTTCATTTTATTTTACTTCATATTTAACATATATTAATCTATATTTGAAATTAATGGATAATGGTCTGAAGTTTCATCCATTATACATTCTGAATCTAATTCTATCCCTTTAACATCTTCCTCTTTGAATTTTACTATATAGTCAAAATTACATTTAAGTAATGGATGATTATAACTACAAAAATTGTTTTTAGTGTTTGGTATTATTTCTAATTTATCACATATTTTACCATAATTAAAAAATCGAAAACTATTAAAGTCGCCACACATAACTAAATTATCATTTTTATGAACCTTGCGAACTGTATTTATATAATCATACTCATACTCATAACCTATACCACAACTTAAATGAACATTACAAAAAAACTTTCTTGTTTTTTCTTCTCTAGCTACCAATACCCCATTACTTGACCTTAAACATTTACTTATTGAATCTCTTGGAAATATTATCTTATATTCATAGCTTAACTTTGGTTTAGAGAAAAAACATAACCCTAATTCTGGATTATGAATATTATATGGATATGATGATTCTAATAATTCTGATAAAATATTGAAATCATTCTTATATATTTCTTGTAAAGCTATTATATCTGGATTTTCTTTATTTATTCTTACACAAATTTTTTGAATACTTACTCTTTTTGGTTCAAATACACACATTACTTTTCTAAATATATCGCTTGCTAAACCTACATTCCAACTCATCAATCTCATATTTGATATAGTTAAATATCTTATTTTATTTTTTTAAATGAATTAAAAATATTTTATTGTAATATATTAATATGAGCCACGGTTGTGAATATAAAAAATCACGCTCCAGAATGAGATGGAAATGGAAAAAGAAAAGAGTACGTCGTCTTCAGAGAAAAAGAAGAAAAATGAGAGCCAGAGCTAAATAATATTATTAAATTGAAATAAATATAATATATATTATATAAACAATATATTATGTCTTCATACAAATGTTGTTATTGTTTTGAATATTTTAATAACCAAGACGACTTTTCAAATCATAGAGAATTTTGTTCTAGAGAAAATATTGATTTTTCTATAACAAAAAGTAAAAGTAAAAGAAAGAAGAAAATATCTCCCGAAAAAAGATTTAATGTATGGAAAACACATATTGGAAATTCTATTTCTTCTCTTTGTTTATGTTGTTATACTCAGAAAATCACACCATTTACATCATATCATTCATTTCAAGCTGGGCATATAATATCTGAAGCTACAGGAGGAACTACCGATATTGGAAATTTATTACCTATATGTTCTTCTTGTAATAAAAGAATGGGGTCTATGCACTGGGATGATTTTATTGGTTTAAATAATTATCCTATTAGAGTTTGCGGTGATCATATTAATCCTGCTTACATTATTTCTTCTTCTGTTATACAACAATGTTATAGAAATTATAAAAATAGAATCAAAAAAATACAAACTAAGAAAAATATAAATATAAAAAAAAAGAAAAAGAAAAAGAAAAAGAAAAAGAAAAAACTATATTATGGATTTATGAAACATACCGTTTCTTCTTATAATAAAGTTCATTAATAATATTATTAATTTATTTATCGATAATATTATTATTTTTTATTTAATCACTGCGTTTTTCATCTCGAACATAAACATCATAGGAATTTGGATACACCGCATATAGCCAACTCTTAATCAACATATCTACTGTAAATAGTCCCATTATAGAACTATTAATAGCATTCATTACTCCCGCTGGTGTCATGCCATACACGCATCCCCTATAATATGCTAGAAGTTGCCAATACAAATACAGAAACAATGGATTTGTTATCAACATCATTGATGACGGTAGTTTATTTCCATAAACCATTGTTACTCCAGTAACCGCATTATATAAACAACTAAGACCTCCCGTTATCATCAAATAATTACGACCCATTTCGTTTCCTGTATCTGTAGCCAAACACGCTACTGAACCCGCATAAAGAATAGTCCACATTACATACAGACCCGGCATCGTCATTACTTTATCTTCCATATAATGGAGATTCTTCATTGTCTCCAATTTCAAACCTGAATTTACATTTACATTTGCATTAACACTTCTACTTTCTACACTCATTACTTACTAGTATTACCTATTTTCCTTTTAAATTAGTTTATTAATTATTTTTAATAATGTATCAAATCTATTATTACAATGTTTAATGTCACAATTTCCGTCATCTTTCATATATGGATATGTATAAAACCCTTCTAAATCTATGTTGTAAATTTTATCGCTATCTAAACAATATATTAAATTATGTAAGGACCAATCGCCATTTAATTTTTTTGTTTTAACATAATTATTTAGTTTTTCTTTCATTTCTAAAACTGAGTTTTTTATTTTATTTAATATTATGCAATTTATTTTACTATTTAAATTTATATCCCATAATCTTATTCCATTTATAATATATGAACAATAGTAACTACCATCATTTTCTATTAATATTTTATTATGTTTAAATATAAACTCTGATAATACTTCATTATTTTTTAGATCATATATAATTTTTTTGTATTTTTCTATTTTGTCTTCGTATATTTTTCTATATCTACTTTTTATTTTTTTATATAAAATGTTTTTTTCTTTGTTTATATATATTTTAAATAAACCAGAACCTGACATCGGAGACCTTAGTTCTGTCTCAATAAAATTTAATTTTGAATAATTATTATTTATAGTTTCTATATTACTCATTATTTAATATTATTTAATATTATTTAATATATTAATATTAACTAATTATTTAATCATCACGACAACCTATCTTAT